ATGTATGATTATCAACGTGAAATTACAGAAAAGATTACAAAGAATCGTCGTGTTGCTGTATTAACTGCTCGACAGGCTGGTAAAACAACCACAGCTGTTGCAGTTATTCTTCATTATATTTTATTTAATGAATTTAAAACAGTTGCTAT